GCGCTATTCTCACATGAAGGGGAAACCCCTTCGTCTCAGGTCAATTTGACCAAATAACCTGTCGCCCATAGGAGGACGAAACAGGCGGTGCACTATCTACGCAAAGCACCCGCCCTGATGAAGAGCAAGAACTCAACGTACCGTCTCCCAACAATCGGGAGCACCTCGACCGCATCTCGTGGTTCATCACCAACGAGATACACTGCTTGGCCCTTAATCCTGTCTAGTTCATAGGCAGAATCGAGGTTCGCAGTTACCTCCTTATATCCTTCACGCGCTCTTTCGAGACGTGCGAGTGATTTTGGGAGCAGACCAGGACCGTCGAAAGAACGATCAGATCTGGGGAGTGAGACAAAGGTTCTGAAGTAGAACCCGTCCCACCCCCGTCGCTTCGTTTTAGGAAGCTCCTGAACTGAAACCGGGTGTACGTTGTCAAACGCTAGTCCGACAAACGCACCATCCCCGACTCCGTCAGGAATCGAAGGCTTACGCCAGCCAGCGGGAGAGTATCCCCGTAGCCATGAGCACACGTCCAGTAGTCTCTCCGTCCTACTCGGGTCCAACCAATCTTTTGAACGCTGAACAAAGCGCCAAATTTGATTGTGGATTTTGAATAGGTCGATGAGTGTCTTAGGAGCGCGCTTGACGTAGAACGGTGTTACGTCGTACCCGCGAAAGTAGTGTTTACCACAACTCTCACGAAACGGGCCGCTCCAATAGCTCTTCTTTTCGTTGGGAGTAAATCCCATAAATCGAAGGAGGCCACAGAAACGTTCCGCCATTGTGCTAGGAACGATTAAATCGTCCCCATACACAGATATACGGCGCACCTCCTCACCGTGGACTTTGGCAAACGCCATTGCAAGAGACCAGAAAATCAGAGTCTCGAGCTCAAACGTGAAACCATTACCCATCGATGAGAACTTCTGGTAAAATATTTTCTCGCCAGAAGGAAGGACTCCAAAAGGACTCCTGCACTGCCCTAGTGCATCGAGCCAATCGGGACGGATAAGCAATTCAACCACTGAGCGGCTAATAGTATCAGAAGCCATACTCAGATCGATTGTAGCCAGAGATCCAACGGCCGAGCCAATAAAGGCAAGGCGCTGGTTCCGGGTTTGATCGTCAAGGTTGATACCGACTCCTCGGAGTTTGCTACGGATTACACTGCCGATGCCCTTTTGAATATAAATATTCATATCGGGTTCGATAGCAATGGTCCGGTCCGTCTTATAGTTCTTCGGGACAGTGACGACACGGTTGCCGTCTACGATTTTCACGTAGCCGACACCCTCGCTAGCCGGAACTGGCTCAAGTTGTTTGAGCCAGCCCGGCGTCCACTGTAACACAGTGTTTGCGAGGACCGCGTTACCGATCGTTGCATGCGGATTACCGCAATATTTGTGCGCAGCATCCGACGATTGTCGGTTCAGTCGTGTTGTGGAGCCGGGGCCCCACCCAAAACCTCTTGATGCATGGTCCCAGTCGAACTTTCCTAGAACGCGCGAAGCTATTTTTTGTGCGAGAGAAATTTCTCGAACAAATGGAGAGATTCTCCAATCCTTCGCTAGTCTTTGGTTGGTGTCGAAACAGGACGCTTCCGCCTTTTCAAAGCGGTCCCACGTCTCCGATGCTTTCTTATCTGACGACTTGCCGTCGTCAAGTTTAGAGAGCCACTCGCGGCTAAAATAAGGTAGAGCAAATAGCTCCACTTCATTTAGATCCCCTCGAGGTTCGGAAACGAACAGACCGCTCCCACCTGGTTCCCCAAACTTGTCTCCTTCGCAGGGGACGAGATCGAGGGCCCGGTAGATTTGCTCGTGAATTCGAGCGAGGGGCGGAGCACATACAACGAGAGCAGCCCCAAGGCTGCGGCGACGCTTAAGAGCCATAGGAAAATCCTCATAGCAAGTGACCCGAAACGGGTATCACTGAGCTGGTTCGCCAAGCTAAGTGTTGGCTTGTCTACCGTACGCATAAAACCGTCCTATTAATAGAACGGCTCGATGTTTTCGGCAGAGGCCTTCACAGTCGCATTGGCCAGGAAGTTCGTCGAAATGGCGAACAGATCCTTACGCTCCGTCAGCGTCGAGTCTTGGGCGAAGTTGAATCGGCCCACGAACGACGAAGAGCGGGCCCGCGTATTAACACCACTCACCGTAGAAACGGTCGGCATGGTAACCGACACGATCACCGAGTGAGCGCCATTACCCGACTTAGCGAGACGGACCTCGTGAGAGATCGTGGTATACCCAATCGGGATACCCGTCGACTTGTCGGCGTAGTTGGCCGTGGAACCGTCAGTACCAACGACGGCGAACGTGCGTGCTGCGGGAACACTGTCATTAACAGTGATAGCTGCAATAGCAGTCATAGTGACTTTAACTCAGGTTATGTTACTGAATGAAGTTACTTACCTCGAGCCGCACCTGCCAAAAGGGCAAGGGCGTTGAGGACGTGGTCTCTACCCAGCGGGTTCTTGAAGCTCGGGAACTTCGCAAACGGCACTGTAAGACTTACTCCACGCGAAAGCGTGGTCCGGTTATAGAAAGCAGTCCAAGAGGACTGCCGCCCTGCACCCGGAGGGTCCCATCCAGTCCATCTCACCCTAACTTTCGTAAGGAGAGAGACAGAATAGCCTTTCACTTCAACACCGACCAGACCATCCAACTGGGAGAAATAATCTCCAAGGGGTAGGAACCAGTCGACGACGAAGCTAAAGGGAACACGTTCCCAGACTAGTTGTGCTGGATTAGTAAAACCGAGTTCGACAGCCGTTTTAAGGGCTCCGAACGCCGGGGACATGTCGAGGCGTGCCATCGCACCATAGAATACTGTACCAGTGGCATGGTGAGAATCACCATAATTGCCAGTGTTGGCCCAGTACTCGTTGATGTGATACATTTCCTTGACTTTGGCCTTTACGGTACTGATCGGTACACCGTGAAACTGCCTATCCATAGCAGCCACGGCCCCATAACAATCCTGGGCGAGAGGTCTAACTCCGTACTGGACGGCTAACACTGCCTTTGGTAGTTTTCTGGCTGCCTTCTTAGCTAAACGTTCGGCTTCACGCCGGAGTCCACGCTGATGAAGCCGCTTGAGCAGCTTATCAATCGCAGGTCCAGGTCGGCCCATAACTAAGTCATCAACAGCCCCTGCCACGGCAAGGATAGTTCCTCCAACGAGTTCAGCAGTCTGCGCTTGTTCCATTAACGCCTGAGCAGCATTGAACTTTTGGTTCTTTGCCTTCAAGCGAATATCTGAAACAATCCGATTCTGCAGAGCTACTGGGAAAGTGCCTGGGATCTTCAAACGCGTAAGCGTTCCGTTAAGCCTGCTCACGGGATTCTGACGGTTATACAAATAACCGTTTTGATAATACCCGTTATCAAGCAAACACGTACCCTGTGGGCACTGCCACGAACCTTCTTCCATACTGTAGTTAGTTGGGGGAACCCAACCAACAGGCTTCTTACGATCTGTATTATCCGACGAACTGCGCCAAGCCTTACGGGCCGTGGGATTATCAACTGCTTGCACAAGATTCGGCAAGTAGCCTTGGTACCCAAGACCTCGTATGCTTACATCGTAGTCACGTCGGTTAGTCATAAGAAACTGATCTCAGTCTGGCAACGGTTCGGGTTTCGAGCGATAGATGGCCCGATCGATGTCTCGAAGTAACTCCTCTAACTGCACGTAAATCTGTACTAGCTCGTCTTTCGACGTTGGCGGGCACAGAAGCCATGCAGCGACCATAAGGTCGAAGAGTTGTCGCATCGAAGCTTGATCGAGGGTGATGCTTTCGCATCCCTCCAATTCGGACAGATCGTCCTTATTGTCGTCCATCGTTGAGAACCCTCGCTGTTAGAAGGCATTTTACCAACCCTGCGATTTAGCAGGACAGGCTGTAGACTCGCTTTTCGTCTACACGGAGCCGCCTTTAGTCGACATAGTCGAACATGGGCGTACGCCTGATAGAGCAGACCTCTTT